CAGCTGATATATCCAGAGATGAACAGATACACGTTGCAACGAATAGCCTTGTTTGTGCTGAGTTGGGTCTTACTCCTAGCAGTAGCTTGGATAAACTTCGTAAGGCCACAATTAATTGGATAGTACAACCATTAGGTATAAATACTGACGATAAATATTTGGACAAAAAATTTTGGCTGGATGCGAGCGATCAGTTAATGTATCAAGGAAAAGCACCACAGTTTTCCGACACAAAAGCAGCTCGCATGCCAGCATTTTTTGAACATGCAAACACCAACCTCCCTCAATACGCTTAACTTCTATTCAGATAAGTTAGCAAAATTAGTAGAGGATTTGGAAACCAAGTTCGCTTGGTATCCTGTCCACCCCAAGGAGGATTTAGCCTCCATCATGTACCGCTCCGGACAACAGGAAGTGGTACAATATATTAAATCTATATTGGATGAATAATTATGTGCGGAAATCCAGATCCCGGACCACAAGATAATGCCCCAGCTTCAATACAACCTCGGCAACCTGATCTACTAAGAGCATCACGTATGCCTGATAAAAAAGAGCTGATAGATCCAGAAGATATTGCAGACGTAGAATACGGTCAGCAAACTGGACAGAAAAAAGATCCTAGAATGGCATCAAAAAGAACAGGTACTGATGCTCTAAAAATAAATCTAAATACTGGTACTGCTAGCACTGCTGGAACTGGTGGCGTTAATCCCGGAACAACAGTATGATGAAAGCTAAGGAAAGATACTCTCAGCTATCGTCTAACAGAACACAGTTTCTAGACATAGCAGTTGAGTGCTCCGAACTTACTTTACCTTATCTTGTTAGAAAAGATGATAGCTACAAAGGCAAAAAGATATTGTCACAACCGTTTCAAAGCGTGGGAGCTAAAGCGGTTGTTACATTAGCAGCTAAATTAATGTTAGCTATTCTACCCCCACAAACAGCCTTCTTTAAATTACAAGTAAGGGATGATAAGTTGGGTGAAACTCTAGATCCTACAATGCGTAGTGAACTAGACTTATCATTCTCAAAGATTGAGAGATTGATAATGGATTACATTGCTGCTTCAAGTGATCGTGTCGTAGTACACCAAGCCTTAAAGCATCTTATTGTGTCTGGTAATGCCCTGATATTCATGGGCAAGGATGGCTTAAAACACTATCCACTTAACAGATACGTAGTCAATAGAGATGGTAACGGTAATGTAATAGAGATAGTTACTAAGGAATTAGTAAGTAGAAAAGTGTTAGGTATAACACCACCACCACAAACACCGCAGAGCGATGGCGGTTATGATGGTACTGGAGAAGACGACGCTGAGGTATACACCTGTGTTAAGATGGACGAGAGTAGCGGTAGCTGGAGATGGCATCAGGAAGTGGATGGAATGATCCTAGAAGGTAGCCAGAGCACAGCACCGAAAAACGCCTCTCCATGGTTAGTGCTTCGATTCAATACAGTCGATGGAGAAGATTACGGACGTGGAAGAGTAGAAGAGTTCATCGGGGATCTAAGGAGTCTCGATGGTTTATCTCAAGCTCTGGTAGAGGGAGCAAGTGTAGCAAGTAAAGTTATATTTCTTGTCTCACCCTCTGCTACAACCAAGCCCGGAACCTTAGCTAAAGCTGGCAACGGAGCCATAGTACAAGGTAGACCAGAAGACGTAGGAGTCGTGCAAGTCGGTAAGACAGCAGACTTTAGTACAGCTGCAAACTTAGCAGCTACAATCGAAAGAAGATTACTCGAAGCTTTCTTAGTTATGAACGTAAGAAATGCTGAGAGAGTTACAGCTGAAGAGGTACGCCTCACACAGCTAGAGCTAGAGCAATCGCTTGGCGGTTTGTTCAGCTTGTTAACGGTAGAATTTTTAGTACCCTATCTGAACAGGACTTTGTTAATACTACAGAGATCCAATCAGATACCTAGACTACCTAAAGATGTCGTAAGACCTAAAATAGTAGCTGGTATAAACAGCTTAGGTAGAGGTCAGGACAACGAAGCTTTGACTAGATTTATTGGCACGATTGCACAGACATTAGGGCCAGAAGCATTAATGAGATATATAGATCCAAGTGAAGCTATCAAGAGATTGGCAGCAGCACAAGGTATTGATGTATTGAATCTTGTTAAGTCAGCAGAACAGCTACAACAAGATCATGCTAAGATGCAACAACAAGTAACTCAACAAGAGTTAGTTAAGCAAACAGGTCAGCTTGCAGGCACACCGTTGATGGATCCAAGTAAAAATCCACAGCTAGCAGAGCAAGCTCAACAAGTATTACAAAACATAGCACCACCACAATAACATGGCAGAAACATTAACAGTTAATACTACGCCAGAAACAGAAACTGTACCTGATAATCTAACGCCAGAAGAGCAAGACTCTCTGGCTGTTGGCGAGCAGATGGCTCAAGATCAGGAACAATTACTAGCTGGTAAATATAAAAATGCTGAAGAACTAGAGAAAGCATATAAAGAATTAGAAACAAAACTTGGTGAACAAGAGGCTGCAAAAGAAGAACCGGCAGAGGAGACAGAAGGAGAACCTGACAACTCATATCTAGAAGATGGTTCAGTTAACTATGAAGCTGTAACAGAAACCTATGGAGCTGCTGTCACCGAGAAACTTAAAGACGCTGGCATAGATCCATGGTCTATCAGCAAAGAGTTTCACGAAAACAAAGGTGAATATACACCAGAAATGGTAGAGCAGTTGACTAAGGCAGGCTTTTCAGAAGCTGCTGTCAAGTCATACTTTGCTGGTAGAGCAGCGGAGCAAGGCTATACTGAAGCGGAACCGTCTGGTGCTGAGATATCTGAAGAACAGATAGCGGATATAAAAGAAGCAGCAGGTGGTAACCAAGCCTACGCTAATATAGTTAATTGGGCTAAGGATACTTTATCATCAGATAAGATAGATGCCTTTGATGAGATTGTAGGCAGCGGTAGCGTAGAAGCTATCAAGCTTGCTGTGTCTGGATTAAAGACAGAGTATGACAATGCAAACGGAGTTGAAGGTAGAATGGTTACAGGTAAAAACGCACCACCACAAAACACAGATGTCTTTCGTAGCCAAGCTGAGTTAGTAGCAGCTATGAATGACCCAAGGTATGATAACGACCCTGCCTACAGGCAAGACATTATCGAAAAACTAGAGCAATCAGACTTGGAGTTTTAATTATGCCAAAAGTAAACGGAAAGAAATTTTCCTACACAAAAGCTGGAATGAAAGCAGCTAAGGCCGCAGCTAAGAAAAAGAAAGGTGGTAAAAAATAATGGCTAGAACATACGATGAAGATGGAACAGAAACTAATTCTATCTCTGAAAGAAAAGAAAAGAAACTTGCTCAGGCTAATTTTTTTGGAGTACCTAAAGACATCAGAGAAGCAAACAAAAGATTATCTGGCCCCGGCCCACATAGTACTAAGGACAAAAGAGATGTTCTATTGTACTATAAGAAAAAGAACAAAAAGGGCAAAGTGTAATGCACAAAAAAGGTAAAAAGAAAGGCGGCAAATGTGGCTGTAAACATGGAGGCAAGTAATGACAAGAAGTAAAAAAAACAAAAGAGCTTAATTCAAATGGCTGTCAAAAAGAAAAATGTTTCGCTTAAGATTGGTAAACATAAAAGCAGAAAAGGAGGGCTTACGGCAGCTGGTAGAGCTAAGTATAACAGAGCTACCGGATCTAATCTTAAAGCTCCACAGCCCGGTGGAGGGCCACGTAAAAGATCCTTCTGTGCTAGATTCAAAGGCATGAAAGGACCGATGAAGAAACCCAACGGCAAGCCTACAAGAAAGGCACTTGCCATGAGACGATGGAAATGCTAATGAAAAAGAAAAAGAAAATCAACAAGCCTGTCAAAGACTTGAAAGATTTTGATGATCCTAATTCTCAGATCAACAAGAACAAGTATAAGTTAGATCAGATAGGTAAAATGAAAAGAAGAAAGTATGTAATGAGCAACGATGATTTCTTTAAAATAGACAACGGCAACGTAGTTTAATTATGACTGCAAAAAAAGGACTATACGCTAACATACATGCAAAGCGTAAACGCATTAAAGCCGGATCAGGCGAAAAGATGAGAAAGGTAGGGGCTAAGGGTGCTCCTACCGCAGCTAATTTTAAACGTGCAGCTAAGACTGCAAAGGGTAGAAAGAAGAAGAAGAAGAAGTAGGTAGCCGGCGACCCGAATCGTATCGTCCTCGCCATATGTATACTACCCACAACGAACTCATGATTACTACCGAATACGGTAAACAAAATATTTTTCCTACCGAAACTCCAGCGAGAGTTATTCCTAATTACCCTAAAAACACCAACCCTATTATGACACACGAAGCAGAAAGATTTAATGGCTGGGCAGCAATGCTCGGATTCGTAGCAGCCGTAGGCGCATACGCAACAACAGGACAAATCATACCCGGCATTTTTTAAATGGCACAAACTATCCAACTTACAAAAGAAACCAGCAACTGGGAAAAATTTTGTGAGTGGGTAACAAGCACCAACAACCGCCTCTACGTGGGGTGGTTTGGTGTTCTAATGATACCTACTTTACTAACAGCAACCACTTGCTTTATACTTGCTTTCATCGCAGCACCGCCTGTAGACATTGACGGCATTAGAGAGCCTGTTTCCGGCTCATTATTATTTGGGAACAACATAATATCAGGAGCAGTCGTCCCCTCCTCTAACGCAATCGGACTACATTTCTACCCCATCTGGGAAGCCGGCACATTGGA